ACGTATCGCAGCCCGGGTTCCAGAGTCACTCTCTACGTGCAGGAAGTGTTCACGGTTAGCAATCCTATCCACCCTCGCGCCCGCAGGATGGCCCGCGCCGTTTTCATCAATGAAAACGGCAAGCGATGGATGCAGATGGTGGACGTGGATGACTTCGACTATTACATCGAGCGCGTGAAGTGACAACGCTCCTGTGGGTAGTGCTGCTCGTGGGAGTCGCCGGTCTCGGTGCTCTCGCTCAGTGGTATCGCGTAACCCGAGACGCGCTGGCTGACTACGTATTGGTTCAGTCCGCATGGATTGATGAGATCATCGCAGCGCTGGAGGATCCCGATGAAGATTCCGGAAATGAATCCCTTGACAGCCTGCTTGATAGCAGCGGCCCATGGCGGAGGCTCCTGGATTCTGGCAAGGTGCGCTTTCGGGACTGACGTAAAGAGCGCCACCATCGTGGCGCTCGCCATGACGGCCATCATGTTCGCGGCCCTGCTGATGCCTGACGGTGATGGCCTGTGAGTATTCAGGCTTGGCGCTGGTCTAGCGCCATCATGCTCGCTTTGATGATCGTTGTGTTCGTGATCTGATGAGTGATGTTCGGGCCCCGACCAACTCACGGGGCCCGTTCACCATCTATCAGCCGTCGTACTGGGTGCTCAGAGTGGCACTCCACGCTGCGTTGGATCGCACGACGCGCCTGTCAGAGGCGCTGGGCTCGGCACCCGGGTCCTTCCTGCCTAGCTCACGCTGGAGGGCATCACGCGCCCGCTGAAGGCGCTTCTTGGCTGCCTCAGTGGACACTCCAAGCTCCACGCCCAGCTCTTCGCCGGACAGTCGGAACTTGTACGTCCAGAGAAGAGCGTTGTAGTGGCTGTCGGCAAGGCGCTCAAGCGCCTGCTTGATGTCCGCCAGTTCGGCGAGTCGATCGCCGGTCTCGTTGGCCTGACGCTTGCCCTTAGGGGTGGGCTCATAGTCCATCGCGAACGACTGCCAATCCTCATACTCGAACACGACTTCAAGTAGAGCCCCAATCTTCGGAAGGCTGTAGTTGTATGAGTCGCGAGGGTCAACGCCCTCGACTTCAGCCTTTTCCTTGGCGCAGTGGTCATAGGCCACCTTGCGCAGAGTGGATGCGATCATAGATTCCCAGTTCTGGGGATTGTCCTCCACTGTTCGACGGATGGACTCTCGCTTCTCATACAGCCAGAGCCACAGTGCTCCTTCAGTGTCAGCCGACTCAACGTAACGGGGATAAGAGCGGCTGACCTGAAGGGCCACGTCCCGCACCATCTTGCGGAACTGGCGATAGTCTAGATCTGTCACGGCAAGTTACTCCTCAGTACATTGGGAAATTTTTAAGCTCTACGCTGATTGCATTCAGTGCAATACCAGTGGCCATCAGGCCACTGCCTGATTGCCGGATGCTCGCACTGTCCATAGCTGACCATTGACACTCCTAATACTTGCGTCCGCCGAGCCAGAACCCGCGATCCACAGCGGTGATGAGCTCCGGATAGATGCGCTTACCGTCATCGCGCAGTAGCGCGAATGACATGGTCCATGAAACAGAACCGTCCTTGACGTACTTGGCGTGCGTCGGATCCATAATCGACCCCACATTCATCATGAAGCGGGGCGTGACCTTGCCTGCGAACCCGTAGGCGCGGGTCAGGAGGAAAGGCTGATGAGTGTGCCCGAATATGATGTTCTTATCGGACCCATACCGCTTGACGAACTTAGTTTCCCAGAGCTGTGGGGTACCGGAGTATCCTCCGCTCTCGTGGCCGTGCACCGCGTAAGTGTTGGTTGCGACTCGTACTGGCCCCTGCACGTAGTCAACCCTAAGTTCTTTAAGATTGAAGAGGGACTCAATGGAGAGTGCTTCCAGTGCAGAAAGTGGCGGGGCGTAATCCTTTACGTACTGGGAGAGTCGAGCGTCGTGGTTCCCCTCAAGCCAAGTGATCTTGGCATCGGGAGCGACTGACCGAAGTTCCTGAAGAACTTCGGACCATCCCTTGATGTGCTGAGGGAGAGTCTTCATGTACTCTCCCTCCTTGCCCTTGGTCCACTTGCTGACCATAGGTAGATCAATCGCGTCGCCTATCTGAAAGATGGCGTCGGGCTGTATATCTTCTGCCACCTTGATCAGCTTGCGCAGCATCAGATCATCGTGATAGGGGAACTGGATGTCAGGCAGGACTAGCGTGGTTTTGGTTGACATAAGGGAACTATATCACACGGAGAGTCACGACATGAACACAAACTACAAAAGCAAGATAACTGCGGCCAGGCGTGCGGAAGTTGTTGAACGTCGGCTCAAGGGCGAGACGTCAAGCGAGCTCGCCGAGATCTTCGGTATCACGAGTGGATACGTTGACAAGCTGGTGCGCATGGAGGGACACAGCCTGGCTCCCCCGCCGAAGATTTCGGACTCCGATGCAAGAGAAATGCTTGGACGCTTTGAGGACGGCGAGACCGTAGGCGACCTAGCTCGAGCTTTCGGAGTGCACTACGACACGGCCAGGAGGGCCATTGCCAAGGCTCGCCTCCTCCCTCCAGAGGAGGAGTCGGAGGTGGATGAGTACAACCTGAAGTGGGTGATGAACTCAGCCTGCAAGGGGATGGATCCAGAGTTCTTTGAGTACGAACCCGATCGGGATGAGCGCCTGGCAGATGCTGTGGCCAGATACGAGCTGGCTAAGGAGGTGTGCATCAAGTGTCCGACGTCAGTCGACTGCCTGGACTCCGCCAACGAGGATGACCGGCTGTGGACAACGCGTGGCGGCTTGATGCCGCTCGGCCTGAGGCGTCGTCTCAAGGCCGACTGACCGTGTGTTAGTATTGGGTCGTACCGGGGAGGGTTCCTCTCTCCTCCGCCCTTCCTGGTACGCTAGCTCTCGTGGCCCAACGGTAGAGGCGTCTGATTTAGGATCAGGATGTTGGGGGTTCGAATCCCTCCGAGAGTACGCGTTGAGAGCGCAGGTAGCAAACCCTGGCATGAGCCAGGTACCTCCCCGCTTAGCTCAGTGGCCAGAGCATCCGCCTGTCGAGCGGACGGTCGCCGGTTCGAGTCCGGTAGCGGGGACGCAGTAACCATCAAGTGGAGGAGAATCATGGACCGTAAGGTCAAGGCAGCAGTCGCCGGTGCGACTGTCGCCGCCGCACTCATCCTGACTGGCTGTTCGAGTGACGCCGATGTGGTGTCGCAGAACCTGTCGAAGGCGGCCGACAACTTCGAGGTCAGTCGTCGGATCGTGATGTTCAATGGCATCACCGACCAGTACCTCATGACGATCGAGGGTGCCTGCTCCATCACCGATGAGGGCAAGCAGCTTGAGGTCGTCTGCAAGACAGGCCCGGATCAGTACAAGAAGCACTTCCTTGGTCTGTCCGACAACGTGTCATACTTCGTGGAGCAGGGCGAGTCTGTCAAGGCGAGTGCCAACCACTACCGTGTGACCTTCAAGCCTCAGTCCATCGTCCCCAGCGTGGACTTCCGGGGCAGCTCTTCGGATACTCCGAAGGTTCAGTAGTACAGCGCACCCTCCGGGGTGCGTGAGGCAGTCTAGCTCAACGGTAGAGCGCCGGACTCATAATCCGGAGGTTGGTGGTTCGAATCCGCCGGTTGCCACGCAGGGTACAGCGAAGGTCTCTCCCTAAGAAGAGGGCCGCCGGTCACCCCGGTCCACCTGCCAGTGGATTACCTGTAGATGACATGGCTGGCTACCATAGTTCTAGGACTGCCAAGGCGACAATCAAGTTCGCGGATCCGACTGCAAGCCAAGGATGGCGACACGCCAGTGGAAGGCGTGTAGGGTTCGACTCCCTACCTCTCCCAGGAGAGCAGGAGACACTAACGAAGTTCCTTGAGGTTCAACTCCTCACGTGTCACCATCCACTCACCTATCTAGACAACGGAGACGACATAAACATGAAGAACTTCCTGGTACGGATCAAGATCAACCTGCCTGATGGACCCAAGACGCACGTTATGCGTGCGGAGGGGGTCAGCCTTGAGGACGCGATGGTTCGCTTCGGGCTGGCGGCGGACGGCAACGACTTCATGGCCGCCGTCTGCTACACTCCGACGGCTCTCACCGAAAACGAAACCATATACGGTGTCGTCTTTCCACTCTCCTCCGTTCTGGAGGTGCAGTATTTGGAGGTGTAGCACACGAAGTACATCAGCTACTCACAACTGAACACGTATGAGCAGTGCCCGAGGGCGTGGTACCTGAGTCGCGTGCGTAAGGCACGCGAGCGACAGACGTGGTACCTACCGATGGGGACGGCAGTACATAAGGTCATCGAACACAAAATCGAGACTGGCGAAGTGCTGGAATTCGAGGATGTGTTCTTCCCTCTCATCCGTGAACAGCGCAAGATCGAGCCCGACGCTACCCAATGGCTGGCCGGTGGTCCGAAGGACGCACCGTACATGGGTCAGAAGGTGGTGGACATGGGCAAGGCTTGCGTTGAGAACGCATTTAAGATCCTCGACAAGATGTCGGTATTCCACGTGGAGTATGACGCGACAGGTTACCTGCCTGGCTGCGAGGTACCAATCAAGGCCTTCATCGACATCGTCGGAGAGCACGAAGATTACGGTTACGTGGTGCTGGACTGGAAGTCTTCGGCCGCAAAGCCGAAGAATGATCTTCAGCTCAGGACGTACAGCGCACTACTTCGCGTTCCGTCAATTGCAGGTAATGATCACCCCTTCACGGAGCATGGATCCATTGTGTTCAATGGTTATTGGGCTATGCTTCGGCCTGGCGCAACTCCCAAGACGGACAAGGGTCGGTTCGTAGACCTAACATCCATCGACATGAATGAGTTGGGCGCGCGCTATCAGCGTGCGTACGACAAGATGAGAAACAGTGAGTACGGGGCGCTCTCTACGTTCTGTGACTTCTGTACACAGAAGCCCAACTGCCTTGCCCAGTCTGGCCCGACTGCGCGAGCGACCTACTACGACAAGAGTGAGGCCGATGGAATCCCGTATTGAGAGGTGGAGCGTATGAGTGAGACAACCACCCCAGAGCGAACTGCATTCATTCTGAGCACCGTCATTGAGGAGGCGAAGAGCCTCAACCCCAACCTTGAGATTAAGATCGTCACCTTTCCCAACGATGCTCCGGCCCTGGCCGTGACTGATGGCGACACGTGGGAAGAGGTAGAGCTGTAGTGAAGGTGACTCGGACCACCCTTCGACTTCCGCCGAAGAGCGTGCAGTATGGCTATGTCGAGGTTGACGTAGAGCATGACGGCAACTGGGAAGAGCTTGGTCAGTACTACTATGGCGTGGTCAAGGCGTTCCAGGCTGGTGAGGCCATCGCTAAGAGCGGGCCGAAGCCCACTGCTCCCAGCGTGGAGACCGTGCTTGACCCTGCTGAGCTGATCAAGGCAGAGCTGGGCGCAACAGACATCACCGACGTCCTTGGGGAGGACGTCGAAGAGGAGGTTCCCGAATGGGAGCAGCCTCCTCCGCCTCCAGCTGATGACGACTGGGACTTCTGAAACAACAACGGAAAGAGAAAACATGACTGACATTGACGACGTCCTTGGTGGCGGAAAGAAGCTTCCCTCTATCAACGAACTGCTTGACAAGCTGGGCGACAAGGTGGTCGGACAGATCATCTCTGACCCCAAGGTCATGCAGTGCCGTGAGTTCGTGATGGGTAAGCCTGGAGAGTTCATTTTCTTCCAGGGTAAGAAGGTTGTGAGCCAGTCTGATCTCAACCTTCAGCTTCCCTATGAGCCGGTCAATCAGGTTGTCTTCAACATCCAGACCAAGGACGGCAAGCAGTACACCGCCTGGATGGATAAGGAGAAGCTGAAGGCGCTGCGAGCCGCACGTAAGCGCGGTGAGGTGCTGGCCAAGGGTGGCATGATCGCCATCGAGATCACTGAAGAGAAGGATTCGGGCACTCGGTATCCGAAGAAGATCTACACCGTTCAGCTGAAGGCTCCGAAGGAGTGACACTCGAAGAGAAGTATCGACTGATGAACCAGATCAGCGATGCCCTCGGGATTCACACGCTCGACACCGTCGGGCCGGATCACTTCAGTCACCAGGAAGATGCGTACTATGCTGGCATTGGCGATACTATTGATGCCGTGAAGTTCGTGCTGTTTCCCGAGGAGTAACAGTTGGGTAAGACGCTACATCGTAGCGTCGCGCGGGGAGTGTCGGCGGGAGCACCCCTTCCGTCGCCGCTCCCCATTTTTGAACTGAACAAGATCTCGTTCAGGCGCGGCTCTATTCAAATGATCGCCGGTCCTCCGGGATCGATGAAGACTGTACTGATCCTCAACCTCGTCAGGCTGATGGGCAGCAATGTTCCAACGCTGTACCACAGCTCGGACTCCGACGACTTCACCGTTGCCACTCGCGTCATCGCGATGCAGACTGGCGTAACGACGGATGAAGCTGAACTGATGGTACTCACGCAGCCCGCCTTGGCGCAGGCTGCACTCAAGGACTTCTCCTTTGTTAAGTGGAACTTCCACGCTGCTCCAACCCTGGAGCAGATGTACCTGGAAGCTGACGCTTACCGGGAGATCCATGGAGAGTATCCGCATCACACCATCATTGACATCCTCATGGATGTCGACTACGAGGGAGCCAGTGAACAGAACTACTGGGCCCTCATGAGTGAATTCAAGGTGATGGCTCGGGAGATGAACACTTCCCTTACCATCATTCATCACACCAGCGAGAGCGCTAAGGGTGGCAGTCCGCCTCCCCGCTCTGCTATTATGGGCAAGGCGAACCAGCTACCGACCACCATCCTCACCCTGTGGGGAGACGCCCATGAGGGGCGTCTTGATGTGGCTGTAGTGAAGAACAGGTTCGGCCCTCAGGATGCGATGGCCAATAAGTACTTCTCTTTGGACGCGAATCCTGGCATATGTAGAATTGAGGAGCGTCCACAGGAAGAGCTCCTCTTCAGGGACGGCGTAACCGTCCCTGACAATGAGAAGATTGATCTCTTCAAGGAGTAAGAGATGTGGATCCTCAGTAACTGCACCTATCCGTGCGGCTGCCACTGCGCCTGCGGTCGGCAGTATCCCTGCTTGGATCACGGATGAGCATCTTCCCTGAACGCTGGGAGCAGCCAGAACTGTATGACTGTGATGTCAACGGTCATCAGTGGGAACTGCAAGAGTACATCACCGGATACACTGGTACGCTAAAGTGGGTGTGTCTCGAATGCGAGGAGATCTACGATGGCGAGCCAGAGTAGGAAGTATCGTGGTTACGATTCACAGAAGGTGCTTGCAGAGTATCTTCGGGATTTGTTTCCTTACGCAGAACCAACTGGAGCAGGCCGTCAAGGACGAGATATCCTTTCTACTCCCGGCGTCTACTTCGAAATCAAAGCGCGATCAGGCTTCAATCCCACGGAAGCCCTGAAGCAGACGGTAGCCCCCGCCCTTGAGGCGGGGGATATCCCGATCATCGTCATGCGAATGAACGGTCAAGGACCCAAGAACGTGGGCAAGTGGGTTGCCCTCACTGAACTAGATTTCATGACTCACCTATTGAGGGAAGCTGGCTATGGCACTGACTGAGCACGAGAGCACCTTCATCAAGGTGGCCTTTCGCCCGATTGTGGACCTGCGAGTTGTTCACCTCATGGGAGAGGGCCACACGCTGGAGAGTGCATGGGAGGAGTTCCTCAAGGTGAAGCCTGAGGACGCCACAGAAGACACGCACAACCTGATGCGTGAAATGTTCAACGAGTCGTGGGCGGAGCTCACGGAAGAGGAGAAGTGAAATGGCTGACAACCGAGAGCACGCTGAGTTAACTGCGCAGGTAGTCAATGCTCACGAGGAGATGACGGGCGAGGCTCCCACTCCCGTGGAATACGGCACGATTCAGGCCGTAACGAGGGACTATCTGAATGAGGAGAACAAGTAGGAACGAGAAGGTGTGGCCGGTCTTCCCGATCGGCCCCATCCTTGAATCCTATGGGGGCGACCATGTGCTTGAGGGATATGCATGGCGCCCCTATAGGTGCCCCTTCCATGGGGACCGAAGCGCTTCAGCTTCGGTAAATGAGATGGAGAACCTGTTCGTTTGTCACGGCTGTGACATCAAGGGGAACGCGGTTCAGGTCATCATGAAGCACGAGAAGGTAGCCTATGTCGACGCTCTCAAGCGAGCAGAAGAGATTGCTGGAAAGGGCGACGGAGGAGTACGGGCGAAACTTGACCCGCGCCGAGGAGTATCTAGCCGGGCGGGGAATCGATCTGGCAGCCGCCAGTTCCGTCGCCCTGGGCGTAGTGGTTGACCCACTCCCTGGTCACGAGTTCCTGACTGGCAGGCTCGCCATTCCCTACATGACTCCCGCTGGCCCAGTTAACATGAACTTCCGGTGCATGCAGAAGCATGATTGCAGAGACTTCAATCACCAGAAGTACATGACCTGGGAAGGGCTCGGAGCCAACCTTTACAATGTGATAGCATTCGAGGAAGCGAATGCCTCCATAGCTGTAGCTGAGGGAGAGCTTGATGCCCTCTCTTCCTCCATGGCCGGGATTCCCTGCGTGGGAATCTCCGGTGCCGAGAAGTGGAAGGAACATTGGAAGAACGTCTTCGAGGACTTCTCCAGAATTTATGTCTGGCAGGAGGGTGACGAGGCAGGCAAGCGCTTCGCCAAGAAGATCAGCATGGAGGTTGGCGCCATCAGGGTGCAACTCCCCTCTGGGGAGGATGTGAATTCCATCTGGGTTAACGAGGGCCGAGATGGACTGAGAGCAAGGGTCCGTAAGTGAACGCTGCAAAGTATCTCATCATTAGTGAGTCCACCTTCGGTGACAACGTCTCCTCCGAGCCGGTATCTCTGTGGTCCACCTATAATGGCGCACTTCAGGAGCTGGCGGCCATCGCCAGGGAGTTCGAGATTGAGCTGGAAGAAGATGACAGCGGCTTTGTCGTTGGCAAGGGAGCAGACCTTGTCGAATACTATGTGACCACCATGATTGAGGATGAGTCGTGAGTGACGATAAGGTCCCCACCTGGAACGAGATTCCGTTCAACGAGAGCGACACTCCCCAGCAGAAGGCTGACAACTTTGACAGCCAGCTGCGAGAGAATCAGCAGAACCCGCCCTCTCCGGCAATTGTTGTCGAGGTGAAGAAGTGAGCGAGAGCGAAGACTTCTGGACATCCATCCGGGGACTGTTCGCCATAATCGCGATCTGTGCGGGAACAACGGTAAGTCTCCTCTTCCTCGCCTTTCTCGTCTTCGACGACAGCGACAAGCCCTGCTCGGAGATGACTAACCGCACCGTCAAGAATCTCCCCGTTCGATGCTACGGAGAACTTGGGGTCACCTCCACTCCTCAGGGGTCCAAGGGATGATCTGCAAGCCTTGTGCGATTGATGCAGATGCTCAGGGGAGCGGCGCTCAGCCGCTCCCTCTGGGAGTAAGTGAGAGTGAGGGCTATGGCCACTCAATCTGTGCGGGTTGCGACTGCCAGCACAAGCCGGTGAAGGAAGGGCAGATAAATGGGCAAGCACAATAGGACTGACGACACGGACAACGAAGAGAATGAGGGGCTCGACTGTGAGTGACGACGCGCTTGCTGTTGCAGTAAAGGACGGCTACGGAGTAACCATTGAGGCGGGAGACCTCGTGGTCTCCCATGACGTGGTCGGCACCGTGAAGGCGATCAACAAGTGGAAGTCTATTAACGTTCGCTATGAGGGTGAGCGCGTCGTGTACGCCTACGAGAAGGGTGCACCCGATGTTCCCTACGAATACAGGCCGTACAAGTGGAATCCCATCAGCGGTAGGTATTCCTACGGCGAGCCGGAGACTCGCTTCCGCAATGACATGCGAGTTGTTGGCACGAAGACTGTCGAACTGACTCAGGTTCGCGTCAGCACCCACAACATCATCGTGCTCCGCAAGCGTGACGGTTCGACTCCTAAGCACATCACTGAGGCTCTCGCCATGCACGAGCTCGTCTTCTCGAACAAGGAGTCCGGTGGATCCGATGAGTGAGCAGCTCCGTCAGGCATTGGTGGATTTCCTGAATCTCCAGGGTGAGGCCGTCTACCCGACAGCCAGCATCAGCCTGTTCATTGATGATGATGGACTGAATCTTCTGTACTGCAACGAGCCGGGGCGCGGTACCTACACTTTCCCCGATCTCGTTGAACTCTCCCAGTTCCTTCTGGAGTACAGCATCCGATGACACGTCCCTCATGGGACGCTACCTTCCTGGCAGTAGCTGAAGTCATGGCCAAGCGAAGCACGTGCTCCCGCCGTAAGGTGGGGGCCGTGCTGGTCAAGGGCAACCGCATCGTAGCTACTGGATACAATGGTCAGCCGTCCGGAAAGAAACACTGCATGGATGGGGGATGTCCACGCGGCCAGTTCACTCACGACGAGATCCCCAAGGATGCAGACTACAATCAATTCCCGTGTACTGCTATCCATGCAGAAGCGAACGCGATCATACGGGCTGGTTATGCCCTCACAGAAGGTGCGACAATCTATGTCACTGAACAGCCCTGCCAACAATGCAGCAACCTCATCGAGGGAGCAGGCATCGATCGAGTGGTTGTCGGATAACCCGCCTACCGAGAAGTATGAGGAGTGGAGCAATATCGGGCGGGCGCTCGATAACCTGAAGCGCACCCTTCAGGCGAAGAACAATGACTACAGGGTGGACTCGAACGAGTTCTCCAACTTCTACTTTGCTGCCGATGTCGCAGACATTGACCCCAGCAGCGTTATGCTTGCCCAGATCGGCATTAAGATCGGCCGCATCAAGGGGCTCACCTCTGCCGAGCCTGAGGGCAGGGACGTCAACTATGAAGCTCTGCTAGATTCCTACCAGGACCTGGCGGGCTACGCCATTATCCTCTACGCACTAAAGTTGAAGGAGATCCTGTAGTGGCTGACGGAGTTGAAGAGTTGCTCGCCAGGCGGGAGGAAGAGCGAGCCGCCGAAGCCCTCGCGAAGGCGATCGAGGAGGCCCAACGTGCGGCTAGTCAGGATCCTGAGTAAGTATCCCTACAAGCTAAAGATAGTGGTGATCAAGCGATGAACTACGAAGAGGATCGTATTCAGAAGGAATACGAGGAGCGGTTACGGCAGGAGCGAATGGAAGACGTGCTCTCTCGCGCACTGCTCAAGCCGCCGACCGATGGACCCGAAGAGCCCTGAACGCAAAAAAGCCCCCGCCCTGATGGGCGGGGGTCTCTTTGTTTAATCAGAAGCCAGCAGTGTTGGGGTCACCAACATGCTTGGCCAGCCAGCCCTTAACGAGGGCTAGTGCAGCAGCGCCGCCAGCAATGGCGGCTTCCTTGCCGGAACCTAGATCCGCAAGGGTGAACACGCTAAGGAATGCGAACGCGAAAGTGAAGACTACTCGCTGAAGCAGATCCTTGATGTACGGACTCATCGCTTACCTTTCTTCTTGGGTGCAGCCTTCTTTTTGGCTACCTTGCCTTTGCCTTCCTTGTCCCAGCGAGCTGCGATCTCAGGATGCTTGGCATGCATGTACTTGCGTTGCTTATCGGATGCGTAAGGCACAGTTAAGCTCCATAAGGAAAGATCCTATCAATCTCTTCTGCGGTAGCTTCATCGAGCATACCGGTTGGGTTGAGACCGAAGATGTACTGAACCCCCCTGATCTTACTCATGGTGTTTGGGTCTAGTTCGCCGGTCTCTTCGAGGGATAGCACCCGTTGGACGTGCTTAATGCATTCCCTCTCAGCTTCTGTGGTGACGGTGAGCACGCGCTTCCTGAACCATACTGGCTTCATGCTCCCACCTTCTCCGCGATTCGATCCACGACCTCACGCACTCCTCCCACTTCAACTCGGACAGCTTCAACGTCAGCCTTCTGGGTGACAAGCTCTTCTAGTACCAGTATACGTGCTCGTAGTTCTACGAGCTCTCGTTCCTGGTGAGTTTTGTCCGCCTGTAGCTGCTCGACCGCTGCCTGTAGCAGGTCGACAACATCAACTGCCGTCGACACTGCGAGTCTCTTCCCTCCGAAGAAACCTCCCACGACTCCACCAAGACCAGTGAGGACCGTGATGATCGTGCTCGAATCCATTCTCTCTCCTTATGTAGTCTCCGCAACGGTGCGCAGGACCACAGTGAGAACCCCTCCGAGTGCCCCCCTGTTTCCAGGTGGGCTCATTTGGCGGAATTCCCAGTCATCAATAACGACCTGCACCGCCACGTCATCCTGTAGTGCCTGGAAGACGACAACATCCCCAGCTCTAGCGAATGCCTGGAACGCTTCCAGTCGTTCCCGTGCATAGCCTTCAAAGCCCATACGCTGACCAGTGCGGTCCGTTTCATCATCGAAGCACTTGAGTGGAACGGTGATGATCCTCTGTCGAATGGAGCCAGGCAGTGCCTTAACCTGCCAGCCGTTGAGGACTCCTCCAGTTGTTATATCCACGGTGTCACGCGTAAGCGTGAACCTTAGGGCTAGCCAGTTCTGCGGACCCTGAGGAGTGTGGATAGCAACATCACGCGTCCCTGACGGGGACGTCGTGGAATAGGTAGTGTACGGAATAAGGCCTCCACCTTCAGTCTTGAGCGAGACCGACACTGTGCCCTTGAGGACAGATGGTGTGCGAGCGGAGAAGAACTTATACAGCTTGGGTTCCTCGGTATTGAATCTGATTCGTCCAGTATCGAGATATCCAGTGGGCACCAGGGTTGATGCATTCTCTCGATGAGCACCATCAGCCAGCAGGGCAAAGGCCTTGCGGTCTGTTGCCCCGAACATCGTCACTGAAGTGACTGCCTCAGAGTTACCCAGCGAGTAGATGTCTCGCGAGAATGCATACCTGATGGCCCTGGTGGTCTGCTCCTGGGTTGCCGAACCGAGATCCACTCGATACAGTCCAGAAGAGCCATCATGTTGATTCGTTGAGCCAGTCCACATGAATCGGTCATGGCCCACGATCCCCATGCATCCGCCAGTTGGCTCAAATAGCAGTGGACCGTAGGCGATATCGCCATTGCCGTCCACTTCTCCGACTCGGAACCCCTTGCTTGTGGCGATGCCGACAAAGGATCCGATGTAGGAGTAGATGGTGCGGATGGTTTCGCCTGCTGGCATTGTCGCGGTGACGCCAGCCCAAGTCAGGACCGGAACGCCAGCATTGTCCACCACTGTGAACTTGTGGATCTGACTGGTTGTGCCACTATCTCCAGCGGCGTAGATGGCGTTAGGTCCATCGGTTATGGACCGCCACTTCCAGTTTGTATCCTGATGAGTGTACGAGGCGGCAGGCAGCGCTACAGCTGCCGCCGTTAGGGATCCCTGATAGATGGAGTTATTGAGTCCGATGACCAGTCGATCCTTCACGAACTCAATGGCCCAGTTAGTGCCAGCATTGGTGTACCGCTGGGTTGGTGCAGCTGCATCCACTCCACTCCACACACCATCCGAGCGAGCGATAATGTACGTTGCCCCAGAGTTGGTGAGCCCATAGATGGTGGCACCAGATCCAACGGTAACGTTGGTCTGGACCGTGGTCATCCTTATCATGTCGTCACCGCCGGTCATCCACATGGCGTCAACTCCACCAGGAGTGACGTAGCCACGAACAAAGTTCGGACTCTTGGATGTGGTGTAGACCCTGTCGACATCGCGCAGTAGCTTCAGATCTCCAGAGGACCATGGGTCAAGGCCGAGGGAATCGGAGAAGCGGAAGCTGAACTGATTGTCATTGTCTGGATCCTGATACAGGACTCCAGCTCCACCTGTGAAGGTGGACTGGGAGCGGAGCCACCAACCTTCTAGTGACTGCTCTCCTGGCTCGGCAAAGCTATCGAATTGCTGCTTCCTGATCTCAGCCATTCGCTCCATGTATGGGTGAATGTCATCGATGTGAGATAGGAATGGAATACCGGCGATGGCGAAGTCAAAGACCTTGTCATTCAGCCGGTACTGGCCCGACCCTGAGGTCGGGCTGCCACTGAGCTGATATGGGATCTTATGTACGATCTGTGCCATGCGGAATCCTTACGAGAATTCGAGCGGGAATGTCATGGTGACACGGAGGTTAATGCCGCTCACGATCTGGTTATCGGTAGACCACGTCTGGAGGTTCATGTCTCCAGTTGAGGCGTTGAGGAACCAGGAGCCAGTGCCCAGTCCGTTGCTGGCAGCGCCAGTTAGAACGGATGGAGCGAATGCCGAATGCGGCCTGAAAGCCGCAGTCAGCGTACCTAGGGCTGGGTCACCGAAGAGGTCACCACCAGGGTCGGCATTGATGGTTGCTCCGGTTCGCAGCAGGGCGAGGTTAATGGTGGCAATGCCAGCCTTCACCACGGCAACTTGACTGGTTGCAGACCATCCGGATGCGGCCGTAAAGATTCCCGTGGTTGTGACGACTGGGGTGAAATCCGCTGCGCCAGCAGCGGTCACCCTGGCTACAGCGGCTCCAGTACTGTTCTGCCACTGCTGAAGGTTACCGGTCTGGACAGCCTCGCCTCGCACTTCGAGCCCGACATTCGCGGCAGCGCCCGCTTCAACGCGGGCAGCCTTTTCCATGAACGTCTTGCCAGTGTTCTCAATCCGGAAGACATCATCTCCACCGTCAGCTTCGATGAGAACATAAGAGGCAGACTGTGCTGCCGCTGCCTCAATATGTAGAGGAAGAGACGCCGGGTCGGAAGTCTGAATATCTACTCGGCCATCAGCGTACACAACGAACCGGTCGAAGACGTCGGTGGAGTCTCGCAGCTGGTACATCTTGCGCTGGAGGCTGTCTCCCGGGTCTACAGCCTTGAACCCGCCATTGCTGTCAGCCGTGCCTGAACGGGGCAGAGAGACCCACGTACCGGACACAGTGACGTACGCACGCTCCGTGGTGCCGTCAGACATCGTGAACTGTAGTCGTCGTGCGGTTGACTGACCATCCAGCGTTACATTGTTCCGGATGTTTAGGTTTCCGTTGCCCTTCCACTCCACATGCTGATCAGTTCCATTGATCATGCGGAACACTGTGACAGTTCCGCCAGCCGCTGGGCTGGTGGTCTGGGTTACGGCGTGAGCCGGAACGTTAGTCCAGTCCGGATCGATGAACGTTCCGCGAAGTCCAACCACAGTTTTGTTAGTCAGGGTCTGCACCTTCTGGGTGCCGACAATCTCTTCGCCACCAGTTAGGCCGTGAATGTTCGTGCTGGAATTCTCGTGATTGCGAGAGTCCGCAAAGTCTCGAGCTGAAGTGGTGTGACGAACGCGAGCATTGTCAGCATGCGAAGCGGCCGACGTTCCGTCGATTGCTCGAACGACAGTGAGGACAGGGCCAGCCGCATTGGTCACTTCGACCAGCTCTTCGGTTGGCCCCTCGTAGTCGACTGCGAGAGTGTACGGAAAAGAGGTGGGCAGGCCGATTGTGTTGCTCACCTGAAGGGTTGTCTGCCCACTGGTGATGGAGCCCACCAGCGCCTTTTCGGGCGCTGTGGATGAATAGAACCTTACGGTCATCTCTACTCCTTAAGAGTTGGAGTGTGGTAGAATTGAGGCATGAACACTAAGCCGCTCACGAAGAGCTACATTGAGTCCAGCTCCAACGTCACCGAATCGGGCTGTTGGGAGTGGAGCAAGTTCCGTCACGTCACCGGATACGGTGAGCTGCGCAGGAACAACAAGCGCATTCTTGCGCATCGCCTTTCCTTCTTCTTGTGGAATGGTTACTGGCCTGAGGTCTGTCGTCACAAGTGCGACAATCGAGCCTGCGTTAACCCCGAACACCTAGAAAACGGAACGCAGGCTGACAACGTAAGGGATCGAGATGACAGGGGTCGTGGCCGATGGGCCACGGGCGAAAATCACGGTCGGACTAAGCTGACCAGTGAGCAGATTCAGGAGATTTTCAAGCTAAGATCCGAGGGTCTCACTCAACAGAAGATTGCCGACCTAATGGTCTGCCACCAAACCAACGTCAGCTCTATACTTCGTGGAGCAACTCGATCAGCTTGAAAACGTCTGGTAGTTCTCGTAGAGACGGAACATGCGGTCCCTCTCTTCATTCATTCTCTTGGTGTAGAGGCCAAGGAAGTATTGACTGGCGCCAGTGGCGGAACCGGCAGGAACAAGTGGCGCTCGCTCGTTAGCTTCAATACTGGTCTGCTGTAGTCGTCCAGCCTCATACGAGGGAAGCATACGCCAGCACGCACCATAGGTGATCATGTCAATGTACCGTTCCGGATATCCAGTTGTGACAGCGAAGTCGTCGTTGTCATTGAGTAGGATCCCAGGTGCCCTGGTGTAGCTCACACGCACGCTTCGGCCAGGCGTTACCTGATCGAATAGCTGGAGGGTCTTGCCGGTTGGGGTTGGAGTTGGCTTCACCTGTCCTGGCGTCTGAGACGCCATGGTGTTGAACCGCCACTTGGTGATCGGCTTCCACACTCCGGAAGGGCCAACGGTGTTGGCCACAACCTTGTAGATATTGTCCACGCCGACTGGAACTGGATACTCGAATCGGGCTGCGACGTACGGGAATTCGAACTGATCGAACACCCAAAGGTCTGGATACAGGGCAGCGATAGTGTCGCTGATCGCTTCCTTGATGCGAGCCCTGGGGAAGCGAGGGTCTGAGTTGATGAGGGCACCTGCACTGTGAGTTGCAGCAGTAGTGCCCTCAATGCCGCGACTCACAGTCGCATTAGACATTAGTGTGACCACACCAGTGGCACGATCGAAGCTGCGTACCAGCAGCATCTCGTCGTCGATTTCCACGATCCCCTGAGATACGTTGGTGACCGTGCCAGGATCTGCCATGAACGTAGTGTCCGTGGTTGTCATAGGCTGAACTAGGTAGCTCAGCGACGCCTGATCCCTGGTGTAGCCGAGAAGCTGCTGCCTCACCCGCTGTACCAGATTGCCGAATGTGACAGCCATCTTCTCTCCTTAGAAAACGAAGCCGTTAACGAACGCATAGCTGGTGCCGTTAGCACCAGCGGTGAACTGAAGGGTTACGTCATTCTCCGGTGGCGCGAGAACGATAATGTCAGTAGTCGTGGAGTCGACGACGGTAGTAGCCAGTAGCCCGTTGATTGCCACCTTGCCGATAATGCTATTGGCGGCCGGGGCCACGTTGGTTCCAGCGGTTGTTACAGTTGGGGCGGAGTTTCCGGCTGCCGCGACAGAGGCGCCCACCGTGAGAGTGCCGGTATACCACTTTCCGGCAGGAATCGTGATTAGAGTTCCCGTGGCAGTTGCGCTGCCACAGATAATTTCGCTTGAGTTTGGCTGACCTGAGAACATTATATCTCCGCCCATACGACTGAAAGATTCCAACGGATGTCGGTATCTCCGGCCGACTGCCGGAATACGATACCCTCACCTGGTGCAAGAATGAATGGCCCAGTACCGCCAGGTACTGGAACGGTGTGGACAGGAGTACCGCCCTGAGTTGCGCTCAGGGGTGGCGGAGAGTTGAATAGAGCCCCATCTAGGGTTGCTGTGGGATTTCCTAGGCGAATCTCCGCAACAGGGTTGGGGTTGGCGGTAATGAACTTGGCGATGGTCGACACCGCCTGAAGAGTGCCACCTGAAATGGTATTGGCCCTGAAGCCGCGCATTGGCGCGGTGACAGTCGTGCCTCCAGCGGTGCTGGAGGACAGGAACGCACCGACGAAGGCGACAGTCTTTCCGGACCCAACAGGATTAGCGATAGTTAGGTAGTTGTTCGCGGCCACTACACCGGGAACTTCGTCGGCGCTGAATACGTAAACGCCAGTAATGCTTGGATCCTTCACCAGTGTGGTGGAGAGTGGCTGTCCAGTGACGGCCACATTTTGCGTACCCGATGGATTGCTTGTTACAGTTCCCGAGACAGGGACTGGAGTGGCGAGTGGATCCCCCTCCACTCGCACAGACTGAGCATAACTCACTAGAACTCCTAGCGTTTAGCTCTCCTCCGTTTAGATTTACGTACTGGCGTACGTTCCCGCAGCCTTGAGGGCTGCGTCAATCTGGTGATCCTTGGTTCCAGCTGGTTCTAGGCCCTGAGAGACCGCAGACCTATAGCGAGCCAGTCGATTATCCCAAGCCTTTTGGTCATCCTGAAACATGAGATTGGCCTTCACCTGAAGGCCCTTACTCCGCATGCATTCGCCAAAGGATGCGTGATCCTTGGTTATGCACGCAGAAGAGCAGTTCTTACCGGACTCCGACGAGCCCGAGCGCTTCGACCTGGCCAAAGGGAATCAACACCACCTCGGTCTGAGGGGAGACGGTCATGTCTCCACGGAACTTGATGAAGTTGGCATCCCAGCCTAGGATCTCATAGTTGGGTAGAGTGCGTCCGCCAACAGTTACATTGACGAGCTGACCTACCTGAAGGTAGCTCTGAGGGAGATCGTTTCCTTCGGTCACTCGCTTAGCGGGGGGCATTAGTCGTTATCTCCCATGGAGTTGGTGGTGTAGATTCCCTGACGGAATCCATCGTGATTAGACTGGAGTGCGGCCTGAGTGTGCCCCTGCATGGACATCGCCAGATAGGATTCGAGGATGCCCTTCTCGTTATTCTCGATGTTGACGGTATTGCCGCCAGGGCCGCAGATCTCGCAAGGGTGCGGGTGATCATAGAGCGGCGAACATGGAGTCTTTGCCGGGTCGTAGTCGTTAGCCATTACCTGTCCTTCTGATATAGGGCTGCATAAGCAGCATGCCACTTGTGCGCCAGGTACTGGTGACCGGCGTTGTTCGGGTGAACGCCATCAACTCCCACATAGGTGGAGGAGTTGGCGGTAGTGATCCATGGAGCTCCGTTGTCGTAGACCACGTTCTCGTACTGGTCGTAGACCTTGCCAGCGATCATGTCCACGAATGGAATGTCCTTGGCGAACGCAACTCCCCTGAGGACATCATTGGTGAGGAGTGGAGATTGAGTGGGCGAGCCGGTAGGCTGCCACACCCCACCCATGATGATGTCCACATTGGGCACCTGAGATCGAATGATGTCAATGGTCTGAGATGCAGAAGCCTTGATATTGGAGAGATCGACCGGGTCAATCGTTTGGTCGTTATATCCGGCCCACATGATGACAACATCAGGCTGGTATGTGACAACGTCTCGCTGAGCCCTACTCAGTAGAGTTGCGAACGTCCCTGGAGTGATGTAGCCAGTTCCACCACGGGACTGATCCCAGGTGTCACGGGCGCCAATGAGGCGCCCGAATCTCTTGAGCCACGTTCCCTGTCCAGCTCCAGTGTTTTGCGCCGATCCATCGGTGATGGAGTCGCCGAATCCCATGACCCTTGGCCCACGGAGGAGCGTGGGCCAGATCGTGTCCCCAGGGGATGTGAATACTCCGCCAAACGGCATGGTCGTCACTTCGAAGCGGATTCGCCACACATCAACAGACCCCAGATCCACCTTCAGGACGTTAGAGGATCCGACAGTTGGCGGGCCGGGCACGGCCTGAGTAGTGTCAGTGACCTTCTGGTCGTTAATGTAGAGGCGATACTGCGTGGCAGTGCTGATGTACTTGTACTTCAGTTCAAATATCTGACCGTGAAAATAGAACTCATACGAATGATGAGCCTGGCCTGATGCGTAAGTGTTGGGGTAGCGGCTCAGTGGGAGGTTGAAGTTGACATCCGGGACGCCTACACCGTTGGTGTAGTCGCCTGCGCCGAGATAAGTGAAGAAGCCTCGACGGTCAGAGCCTGACAGAGGAATCGGATCCGGTCGCCATGCGACGCCGGAAGCGATGGTTGTATTGGCGGACTGGGTGTTGGTGATAACTGGCGCAGTTCCTGCGTATAGACCCTCAGCCGTCGCCATGCGAACATCTGGCGTCGGATCAAAGATATTGCCAGTTTCATAATTAATGGCGGTTGACATCGCTCTCCTATGCTGGTGCGAAATTAGCTGCGGTGGCAACACCGGAGTTAATGAGGTCGGCCCTCACTGTGTCGTTAACGATGTGCTCATATCCGCCACGAAAGTAGTGGAGGCCAGCTTCGAGCGTATCGCGCTCGTCGGTATATGAATCAAACCGGGTCTCTTCATACTGGCCAGGCGAGACCTCAACGGTGGAAATCCCCCGAGTGAGCCTGTACCGCTCCATCAGGGGATTCCACGCGAACGGCGCCTCGTCGACCGTGTTGTTTGTGTACAGCCAGTTGGCCACGAGGCCCCCTTTATATTAGTAGAGTGCTACAGCAATCCACACGTCGCCCGTATTGACGAGCACTGCACCATGGAACGCGCCAGAAGCGAGAACCAGGGTGGCCGCACCATTAATGGTGTCAGCGCCATCAAATGGGGTGATGGTGATAGCGTTGGCCCCGCCGTCCTTGGTGATGTAATAAGGACGACCGGGAACGGTGGACTCGGAGTCAGGTAGAGTAATGGCGTAAGCCGAGGATGCAACTGCGTGGACATGATAGTCGTTGGCAGTCATGGTCGTAGCCGCACTAACGATACGCTGAGTGAAGCTGATGTTGTCGACACCCGACATGGGAACTCCTTACAGAGAGAAGGGGTCCCGCCGAAACGGGACCCCAACTGATTACGCAGCCACGCGAGCCGAAGCAGCAGACTGGGCGACGATAAGGGACTCAGGACGGTACAGCGTCCAACCAGCCACACCGTACCAGCCGAAGGGCTGGTGGCGGGTCAGCTTGTCAACAACCGGACCCTGAACGGTGTGGAACTCTTCCGCGACAGCCTCGGCAAGAGCCTGCTGACCGGTGAAATAGGTGTTGTAGACGCGGGTCTGAGTAGCACCCGCACCGGCACCAGACTGAACATTCTGGCAACGGACCGTTTCGACGTACGCAGCACCGGAGTACGCGCCAATCTCCTGGGCCCAGATGTTGCCAGCCGCACTGTAGTTGTGCGGGTCACGCCAAGCAGCAGCACCGGTCTCACGCTGAAGATCCTCGGAGACCTGCGGGTGGATGTACGCAGTGTAAAGGCTACCCTTGTTGGGGTGAACCTTGTTGGTGCGCAGCTGAGTGGTAGCACGCCGAGCCATGTCGGAGTTGAAAACAGAGTTGGCCAGAGCCGCACCAGTCTGAGAGTCAATCGCCGTCAGGGCAACAGGGTTGGTAGGCGTGGAGCCGAAACCATAACCAAGTGCACCAGTCGCTCCGTTACGGCGGAGCGTCTGAGTACCAGCAGCCAGAACATCCTGAACGACACCGTCAACGGTGTCGATCATGTTCCATGCCACGATGTTGACGAGACCGGCAGTCACGTCAGTGAAGCTGAACAGGTCCAGCTTGTTGGACACGAGGATCGCGTTACCGTACTCATTCAGAGTGACGGACACGGTCGTTGGGTTACCGGCAGAAACCGCGTCTGGGTCAACCAGCTCATTAAGCGGAGTCTTCTGAACCGCAAGGTCACGGTACAGTTCAAAGGTAACCGAGCTACCAGGCATGGCCTGCTGAACTGGACGCTTGTCAGCGATCTGACGGAAGAGCGTCGCAGCGCGTAGCTCGAATTCCAGCGCACGGTCGAACGTGGGCTGGACAAGGTTCGCCATTGCGGCGGTACCCGTATAGGCGTTAGCCATCACATCTCCCTAGGAGACATGGATCTTAATGCGTAGTCTTCCACGCACTGATGAGATCCTGAATATTATTAGCATCAGCGATCTTGCCAGCAAGCGCATCAGCATTACCAACACCCTGACCCGAGGCTCCCGCCTCGGACATGCGCTGGAACTGCTGAGCCATGGAATCCGGCAGCGTAGGCGCCGGAGCCACTGGAGTGACAGGACCGCTTAGATTAGCTGGGGCCGCCATCTGCGGCTGTGCCCCACCAAAAATTGACTGCATCGTGGTTGCCCACTCACGAACCTTCTCAGGATCGTTCTCTCCCCGGTACTGCGATGCAGCCTCGGCGGGGATACCGAGCTGACTTAGAGTAGACTCAACCTTCTGTCGGCTAAGCTCTGCCTGGATCGCGGCCAGCTGATCCTTCAGCGCCTTGTTCTCCGACTGAACAGTCTCTGCAAACTGTCGTAGACCTCCGCCGCCAGGCTGTTCGTTGTTGCTGGCCGGGTTACCGTCGTTCGCGTCGTCAAAACCCCAGTTGCTCATTCTATTCTCCTAATTGATGGATGTACGCCAAGAAGCCGAAGGCTAGGGAACCTTCGGCTTAGCTCGTACCGTCAGGACTTGCGGATACGAACACACCTTGCCTGACTAAGATGTGTTGGTCGGGATAGCAGGATTCGAACCTGCGGCCACTCGCTCCCAAAGCGAGTGCGCTACCACTGCGCCATATCCCGTTGTGTAGTCACCGTTTGGCTGGCAGGAAACTAACCTTGCCACGTAGGACTACCTCGCGCTCTTCCCCCAGGATTCGAACCTAGACCAAGGACTCCAGAGGCCCTTGTGCTACCGTTACACCAAGGAAGATTGGCAAAGGCGGAGGGATTCGAACCCTCGCAGTACGGTTTTGGAGACCGACTGGCACAACCTACGCTCGCCAATGTGTTTACCTCTGGCCGCCTCGCTGAGAGAGGCCACCTCGGGCAGTTCCTGCTGAACCAGAGAAGTTCCCTCGCTCTGCGTTGATAAGCTTCCGCTTCTGGGCGGAAGCCTCATTGCCGCCTCGGAAGATGTCCTCCTCAGCTTGACGCTGAGTCCATCCGCCTCCATAAATGGAGCCGAGAGTAGAGAGCGTGGAGAACTCGTCTCCTATTTTAGCATATGCTTGTGCAGCCTGATCACGCGAAATGCCGGAAGTTGCAAGTTCCTCAGCGTAGCGCTGATCAAAGGCGAAGCCTCGCTGAAGAGCTTCAGCACCAATGGCAGCCTGAGCTGCCGCCTTCTGGATGAATGGCATGGCCTTCTTGCTATCCAAGAAGTAGGCCGCAATCTCGCCCTGACCAATGCCCATCTGCTGGAGAGCCTGCTTATAGGCTGAGTTAGATAGAACGCTGGCCTGCGTGGCCAGGTTCACTCGATCCTGGAGTTCAGTTGGAGACACGTCACCAACCAAGAAGTTGGTGAAGTCATCATTGCTGTCATAGAACCCGACCGGCAGTCCAGACTGCCGCATAATCTGACGGTAGCTGTTCTCTGCCGCAATATACTCAGCCGGATTTAGGACTGACAGGCCAGCCTTCCTACGAACATCATTGGCAGCAAAGCGCTTCTTATACTCATCCGAGTCCTGAAGGAGGATGGAGATAGTATCGCTACTGTAACCATTCTTCACGAAGTCGTAGATCTTGCCAGCCAGGGAACCGAGACCGTAGTTCTCGAATACGGTCTTCAGCGCCAGGAAGGCGTCTCGACCTTCCCCCTGAAGGAGCTTGTCGTACTGACCAGTCTCTTCATAGACCTTGTTCTGTAGATCCGTGGTCTTTGTAGTCAGGTCCTTGATAGTCGCTTCAGACTGGGTGATGCGAGCCTGAAGTTCGTTGGCCATCGACGTCTGACCCTGATTGAGTCGCCACTTAAGTTCGTTGTTAAGGGTCTCAATGTCACGCTTGGCCTGATCAAGTAGCAGCTGATTCTTCTTGAGCTGCTGAGAGTTGGTCATCTGGGTCGGGGTGTTGAAGGTGGGTACGTCGACACCCTTCCAAATATCAAAGGGTGGCCTACCTGTTGGAAGTGCAGCCATTGATCCTCCTAGTAGGCTAGGCCAAAGTCGGCTAGCACCTTATGCCCAACCTGCATCAGGCTATCCTGGGCGTTCTTAGTCTGCTTCCATCGGGGATCCGATCGAAGTTCATTCTCGAATTGCCAGAGCGGCTTGGCGCTCTTCTCCATGTTCGATGGATTCGTGTAACTTAGGGCCGACTTGATGGTGTTGTCGAAGAGGTTCACGCTTCCGGCGGGAAGCTCTAGAACGTTGGCCATGGATTGGAGGTAAGGCTGAGCGATATCGGCTACAGTCTGACCGCCTTCAATCTGGGCTGTCCACTGAGGGAACTGAGCCTTGGCGAGGTTTGCTATCTCGCTCTTGTAGTCCTGAAGTGTGGCGATACCGCGAGCGATGTTTCTCGCTCGGTCACCATACCAATCATCGCCTAGTTCGACGCCCATCGCATAAGCGTACTGATGCATTGCATCGTGTGCTTCACCCGCTTCGCCCTCCTGGACCGTTCCGAGCGCGACGTACTGTCCAAGAAAGTACCTAACAGCTGCCTCATCCCACCCCTTGTAGATCATGCCACGAGTGGCTTCATGAATCTTCTGCCAGGTGAAGTCGTTCTCCTGGATGCCCAGCTTGTTCGCCAGCTGGCGAACCTTCAGGTTCGTATTATCCCAGCGAAGCTGTGCGCTCGCTGGATCGGCCGACATCTCAAGTAGATACTTGCGCTCCTCTGCGCTAGTACCCTTGAACCAGCTCGTGTCCCGAAGCTTGGCCTGGAACCTGTCCTTGGACCAACCCTCGGAGACGGCAGAGGAGAAGAGGGACCTAAGCTCTGGAATGGAATTAAGGAAACTGGACGCGAAACCATACTGTTCCGCTAGCTCCTTCGCATCTAGTGCTGGCACGGTGTAACCTCCCGACTGCCCCATAAAGCTTCCGCCTGAATTCTTGACAACCACATCTGGGCCGTCAAGGAACTCCTTATAGTCGCCACGCTTGTACGTGGACCAAGGTCCCCAGTTCTGTCCACCGTTAGACATCTTGAACGCCACCTTGGCGTTCACATACGGATCGAAGAGGTCATCGTTGGAGCTTAGACCATACTGCCTGCGGCGCTCCGGTCCCATGGCGCCAAGCATGTTGATCTGGAACAGACCGTAGGAGTTGTCGCCTGTGCTGGCGTCTGGATTGTGAGCCCTGGCGTTTCCGCTGGACTCCGCCATAGCTACAGCATAGGCGATCCTTAGTCCATTGCCAGTAAAGCCAACGGACCTAAGGATTTCCATCAGGCTAGCCACTGGCTTCACACTCCTCACGACTGGATAGGGTTCTGGAACATGGGCTGGCGCCGCGAGAAAGATAGACGCAGCCAAGAGGGCTGCGATCATCGGAGACCGAAGTCCTTAAGCACCCGCAGTCCAGCCTTCATTACGGTGTCCTGGGTTTTGGTTGTCTTGCTCCACCGTGGATCCTGTCGAATCAGGTTGCGGAATGACACTTGATCCAGCCCGACCGGCTTCCCAGTCTTGTCGACACCATTAAGGGCCTGTCGAACCAGTGGATCCTTCAGGTTGATTGCAGTCGCGGGGATCTCAAGATCCTGCGACATCATTTGAATGTATGGATTGGCGATCTGCATCATGGTTGCGCCACTCTTCAGCTGCTGAGTGTAGCCGGGGTAAGTGGAGGCCGCCTGGTCCACGACCTGACTCTTGAAGTCCTGCTCTGTGGCTAGACCACGGGCGATAAGCTGAGCCTGATTCCTGATGGTGTCTCGATTGATCTCCACGCCCTGCTGGTAGGCGAACTCATTCATGGACTTCTCAAACATTCCAGCCTGGCCCTTCAAGGTCTGGCCGTCAATGAAGTTCACGTATCCACCAAGGATGTTCTTGATGCCAGCCTCGTCCATTCCCATGGTGAGTATCTGGTCAGCAATCCTGGCTAGCTGCTCTGGAGGCACGACAGCACCCATTTGTGCAGCCAGAACTTCTAGCTGAATCTTGGTTGCGTTAAGCTTCGCACCCCAGGTTGCAGGATCGGTCTGCTTTTCCAGCGCCGCCTTACGGGCGGGCGCTGCCGTCTCCTGAAACCACTTCGTGTCCCGAAGCTTAGCCTGGAACATGTCAGGTGACCAGGTTCCCTCGACTGCCTGCTCGAAGACGCTCTTTACTTCAGGGATCGACTGGAGAAAGCTATATGCCCAGCCATAGCTGGCTGCCAGCTCCTCAGGTGACAGCTTCGGCTGAGGGCCGAAGGATGCTGTGTCGCCAACCTCAGCCTGCCCGCCACCCTGAATGCCACTGATGCGGCGCCCACCCATGAAGAGCTTCTGATAGTAGCCAGACCTCATGTCGGCAATTTCCACGCTCTTGCCTGGGCGTGGAGCGTGAATGAACTTACCATTGCCGATGTAGATTCCGACGTGATCAGGACCGCTAGTACTCTTGTCGGTGTCGAAGAAGATCATGTCACCGGCCTGAAGTTCATTCTGGCCGATGGCCTTACCCTCTCCGATCTGCGTATAGGTGGTTCGACTGACGTTCAGGCCGAAGTTCTTGTAGACCTGCTGAACGAGTCCGGAGCAGTCAATGCCACTCGTCAGGGAGTTGCCGCCCCACACGTAGGGAGTGCCCAGAAACTTCTGGGCATACTTCACAATGTCCGCTCCGGATATCGCCATTACTGCATCCCACCCAACATTTCCATCATCGCATCGAAGTAAGTAGTTGCCGCCTGATAGGCGCCATACTCGGGCTTGGCCTTAGCCATGTCCATGGCCGACATCTGGCGAGCACCCTCCTTGACGCCACCCTCAGTTGTGGAGTTCTGAGACTGGAGAGTATCGCCAATGTAGTTGGCGGTAGTGGTCGTTACGGTTGGGTTAGCTCGCTCCATGGCGTTAAGCGCCTTCTGGAACTCCCTGGCTTCAGCCTTGGTTGGGTCACGCCCCAGCAGCTGCTGAGCTGCTGTGTAGAAAATCGCCCTGGCGTCACCCTCCGTGGAGAGATCATACGAGGTTGACTTCTGGGTTACAGTGCGAGGCGTATTGAGGTACGCCTCACGCTGCTGACCATCCTTGGTCATGATGTCCCAGGGGGTTACCGTGCGACCTTGTGCATAGTAGGAGGCAGCCTGCTGTACGTAGGATCCCCACAGTGCGGCAAGCTGGCCATCCTTCATGTTGCGAGTGTCGTAACCGGCAAGTTCCGCATTGGCCAGGAACTTATCCTTGGTTTTCTGATCCCAGCTGTAGTATTGACCGGCGACGGAGGATACCGTGCCGGTCACCTTTGGAGTTAGAGCAAAGCCGCCAAGACCTGATGGCGTCTTGCCCCACTGCATGAAAACTTCCGGATCCTTGGCTGTAGCGCCAGCGCTATTGCCAGCAGCGAGCTCCTGTGCAATCCTTGCCGCCGCATCCTCGGCGCTTGATGGAGCCTTGCCCGGTGATGGGCTAGGCCTTGGACCTTCATATAGTGCCAATGTTCCCAACTCCCATCTGTCGGCCGGTTAGGGTGTTCTGCTGTCCCATAAGCGTGCCCTGCTCTTCCGGGCTAGCCATGGTGTCCATGTTGAATCCCATGTCGGAGGCGAACCATCGGTTGTGGACCCAGGCGAACTTGGTGTCAGATTCAAGCAGGGACATAACCACCTTATCCCAGGAGTTCTTGAGATCCGCGTTCGTCTTGGTTTTGATGTCATCAGAACCGCCCTGAATTTTTCGAGTCATAAGGGCCTTCTGCATCTGCTGCCGATAAAAGAGATATGTCTTCAGCGTGTAGAGATCGGATCGCTGGCCAACGGTTCCGTCTGGCAGCTGCATCTTCATCTGAAGCTCAGGATCATCGACGATCTTCTGTAGCGTTGCCGCCGTTCGATCGTACTTACCCTTGTCGAAGGAGTTGAACTCCTTCTCCCAAGCCTCGTTGTAGAATGCATTTTCCGTTCCATCGGCAAACGTCCTTGACGTGAGCATCTTGGTAACGGCCTGCCGCTGGAGCTTCAGATTCTCTGCACCAGCATCCTCGTACGACTTGAATCCACGATCGAACAGCTGAGCGTCGATCTTGTTGATTAGTCGATTGTAGGTCTGCCAGCCTCGGGCCTGCTGGCCCTTCTCCCACGCTTCACGCGCATCAAGCTGAACTCGCTGATTGGCGGTATCGCCAGAGGCGAGGGTGTGCGTCTTCTGGTAGAAGTAGGCTCCCTGAGAGAAGTCTCCATCGCCTTCATCGCCAACAATTAGGCCAGCATACTCGTTGCCAACCTTGTCGATCAGATCCTGGTAGTACTGAGACATTTGCACAGCCTCAGTTGTCGGCTTGAGTCCAGTATTGTTCTTACCCATAGACTGGGAGAACATGTAGAACGAGTCGCCATACTTTTCGTAGAACTTCTCGTCTGCACTGTTTGGCTCCAACTTCTGGAGCCTACTGTACTCATCGCGAAAGAACTGATAGGGGTCCTGGCTGTTCACTGAGAACGGCATCGCAAAAGCGAGGCCGGTCTTCCAGAAGGACCAGCGATCAGCTCGGTCCATTAGTTCATTCCAGGTGGGCTGAGTGTCTCGCTGCCCGTTCTCCCACTTCCAGTTCTCAACCTGCATGGCGTAGAAAAGTGTGCGCTGCTTCGTCTCGGAGTAGTCATCCATGGAGTCGCCCAGCCGCTTACCCGTGTTGGGGTTAACGAAGTCGACCCACGAATCACGAGGACCAAAGGGAAGCAGCCCCATCTTCTTTGTCATGTCGGCCAGGTTCGGATCGTCCTTCGCGAAGGCGTTGACTCCGATCTGAACGAAGGGACCTGCCCCAACGGGCAGGGCTCCATCGCCATGATTAAGCACCAGCTCAAGGCTAGACATCGGAACAACGAACGAAGCCTTCTCGTCCAGTCCCATCAGCCTGTTTAGTTCCTTGCCGCCCAGATACTCAGGCACCTGCATGAGGATCTTACGTTCGCTGTACTTGGTGAGCTTGCGCTCTCCAGTAACTGGATCCGTAACATGCCCAGTGGCATCAATGCTGTTGCCATCGACGTCCACCATCATGCCAGCCCTTGCAGGGGCACCGTAGATCTGAGCAATGCGACCCAGGGTTTCCGGCTTTTCGGCAATGATCCTTGCCCACCTGTTCCATGACTCCTGCTGGGCCCCAAAGAATGCACCGAAGTGCTTCATCGCGTAGGCCATCTTGGTTTCGTGGTCCATGGTGAAGGTGAACTGCTTCACGTCCCGCAGCGCAGAAGCGCGTGCGGTAGACTCCATTTGCTTACGCAGAGTCTCATCGATGTGGGTGATCCCCTGCTGTCGCATCTTCGTGATCTGTTCGGAAAGTGAAGCCTTGTACTGCTGACCGAAGAGCGGATGGCGAAGCAGGTGAGTTGACGGAAGCTGGTTGGCCAGGTTGTAATAGCCAGAGATGGATCGATCGAGCAGCTGGGCAACAATGCTGGTGCCCTCTGCGTAGCTAAACATCTCTGCATTCACCATTGGACGATTGGCCACAGGGACAATCTCCAGCATATCCTTGGTTAGCTTTCCATCGGCAGCTGCCTGCCGAACTTCTCGCATGCCAGGAATGTTGAGATCCATAACGTAGTCAACCTGAGCCTTGACTCGCGTCGCAAGCTCGAAGTCATCCATGTTCTTTAGGCCAATGTCACGGCGATAAGCCTGACCCTCCGGAGTGGATCGCATCCACTTGGCGAGGTCATACTCATCTGCCCCCTTGAGTACCTGCTTACCGATACTCGACTGAGCAATCTGGTCATTGACGTGTCGGTACCACGCATCGAGATGCTTCTCATTGCCAGCACTGGCTGGAGTGATGTTCTCCCAGTTAAGCCGTCGCATCTTCTTGAGATACCAGTCAGAGCTGGATCCCATCATGTTGGCGAAGTTGCGCTGACCTGCTGCGAGATCTCGGTAAAGCTCACCCTGCTTGCCAGCAAGCGCACCAGAGAAGATCTCTCGACCAACCTGAACGTCCCGCATCTGCGACCCAAGAGCCGCAGATTCAGTAAGTCCCTGATGCTCGACACGAAGAGAGTTGATTGTGTTGGTGATGTCCTTTAGGTCATCCTCCAGCTTGGCCGCATCTCCTGGAGCCTTACCGGCGCGAACACGAGCCAGTTCAGACTGAATGCTAGCCTGCTGGCTAGCCTTCTCTGCGAGATCCTGCTCAAGAGCTCCAGCCTGCTGACGAACCTGCGCAGTATTAGACTTCATGAATCGACCGCGAGTAAAGTCCTGAACGGCAATCTTGCCGCCCTGGCCAGCTCGCGCCAGCATGGCCATACCGCCGAAGCGAGCAACCTGACCAAGGAAGTCATCAGCTAGTGCCCTAGGTGCGTAGCCTAGACGTGCAAGCTGAGCGAACTTCCAGATGGTTCCAAGCTGGTCAGCCACTGCCGTGGTCTTATACCAGCCCTCACCCAGATACTTCCTCGTCTTCTCCCAGTTCTTGCCGTGCACATTGATGGCTCGCTCCATTGTCTTGAAGTCCATCATGATGTGACTATTGGCTAGCTGAGTGTCGAAGATCGGAGTGGATACTAGGCGACCGCCATCAGCCTCAACCTCCGCCACTCGAACGGTGCGATTGACGGCGTTGGGGTCGGTGATCTCTGCGGAACCATAGGACTGCCGCTTTCCGGCGGCAGCCTGCTGCCCCTGTCGACGCTCAAGGAAGTCCTTGTAGAGATCGTCGGCCATTGACCGATCAATTTCATTGCCGGGATTCTTGAGGTTGTACTTGTCGATCATGTCTCGCACGGCTGTGTTCTCAATGCGAATCAGTGCACGAGCTCGCTCGTTCGGTGTAGCCTTGATGTAGTCGGCTACGAGCTTCTCACGAGTAGGCCTGTCCAGCCCCTTGTATTCGGAAAGTGCGGCATCAACTTCCTTGTAGCTATTCTCGCCGTGCACGTCGATATAGTGACTCGGCTTGAGGTCGCCGTAGCTTCGAACAACCTTGATCGGGAATCCGATCGTGCTGTTGTACACCAGGTTGGCGCTACCCTGAATCATGCCCTCGCCACGAACGGGCCTCAGTTCGCCACCCATACGGACGGCATCACTGCCCTTGATCTTCATGCCGAGCGGAGTCGTGAACCGGTTATAGTTCATGTTCTCGATCGAGCCGAACGAAGACATCTTGTCGGAGATAATGCCACGCTCGGCATCCATCCTCGCAATGGCCTGTTCCTGCTGATCGAGTGCGGCCTTGATCTTTTGCCCATAAGGGCTGGCCTGCCTGGCTGGACTCAGGGAGTTGAAGTACTGGCCATGAACAACCTGCCTGGCTCCCAGCTGCTGCACCTGAGAAAACAGTACGGAGTCTCGCGCCTGAAGCGCGAGGAATCCGCCAGCATCACCCATTGCTATGCGGAGAACATCAACCGTCTCGTCTGCGCTCTTTGTCTGCGTGAGCAGCCGAGCAAGTGCATCGCCATTGGCCGAGTTCGTCAGCGTCGGAAGATCGCGACGTAGCACAAGGGCGGCATTGTCAGGATTAGTAAGCTTAGTCTGCTCAACCAGATTGACCATCGACTGGAACGTGCTGTCCTGCGACAGCCGGTCGAACGCAGTAGCCGGAGTCCCTCCCTTGCCAGCCTTTGCCAGTTCGCCAACGACGGGCTTCTTGAAGCCCTTCTCCGCTGCCTTGCCAGCCCACTTGCCGCTAATGACAAGAGGATCCATGTACCAGGACAGCGCAAAGTCTGTAGTGCCAGTAGCCCATTTGGATCCGCCAGATCCGAAGTACTCCTGATAGGCGGGGATCGTTCCGTAGGGATCCTTCTCGGAGGGAGTATCGCGATAGATGCCAGCCTTCAGCTGGTTCTTGTCGCTGGCCATCTGATTGGGGCTGATGCCTCGCTGCTTAAGCTCGTCATTGTTAAGGCCGAGCATCCAGATCGCCTGACCAGGAGAGACGCTGTGAGCGTCCTTCCATAGATCCTTCGCGTCCTGCACCCCCCAGAAGTCATTCTTGAACTGATCTTCCTCCTCCTTGCCGTAGAAGCCCCGATGAAGACCGAGCGCGACAGTGGAGAGCATAGGAGAGACCGTCTGAGAATATAGCCAGTACAGTCCGGAGCCTATCGCCTCAATGGGCTTAAAGATGGTGGGCAGCCCGCCCACACCTTCGGATCGCTTCTGGGTGCGCTGCTCCACCAGAGACTGAATGGCGTTGGGATCTGGGGCGGCGAGGGGGTCCTTGCCGGTACCGCTCTGCCAGTAAGAGGCCAGCATCTGCTGAACCTGAGGAGTGAGCTGCTTCATTTCCAGATCGCCGTCAAGAACGGCGTTGGAAACCAGCTCTGCATCCTTTGGATTGATGGCCACTTACACTCCTAGGTCGATGATCCCCTCTTGGTGATAGGGGGCAATACCGCTCTGAATTAGCTTAGCTGCCAGGTCATTAGCCTGATCGCGAGTGAGACCGGCTCGACCGATGTCGATGCCGGTGATTGGTGCATCCTTGAATGAGAAAGCCAGCGAACCCATGTCGTCAAACCATTGGCCGCCATACTGGTAGTCAGGATCAGCGGCCACTAGCCTTAGCCTTTCTCACGACATTGCGCATAGCCCAGCTTGCGCCAGGCTGGTTCGCCATGAACTCAAGAACGGGCAGATAGGGCACGAGAGACTTGAGATCCTCTCCCTGCTCATCCGCCAAGCCTAGAGCCTCGGTTCCGGGGCCAGCGCCCATTGCGGCGCCTGCCGTCACTGGAACATCGGGCTGCTGAGTGGAGGCATCCATTGGGATAACTCGCTCAGCGGGATTACCGAAGAGGGAGGCGAAGTCAACGCCCCCTCCCCCTCCGCTTGCCATGGAGGCGCCAGCCTTCTGTTCCTGATAAGCCTTCTGCTCACCGTACCCAGCGTCAGGGAGAGCCTGATTGGCATTCTCCACAGCCTTATCTGTGCGCTCACTGAACTGGCCAGGGCCAGAGACTGGCGTTCCCATGCTTACTCCTTGTTACTTGGCCATCGTTCCGCCACCGCGCGTAGGCGCGACGGTCGGTAGAATCATAGATTCCCAACCACCGGCACCGGCAACCTCACCATTGAAGCGAGGGTCACCAGTGTTCTGTCCTTCGTCGACCATCTGAAGATGGACACCCAGAGTGCCACCCTTTAGGGTTTCCCAAGGGCCAGACCGTGGGTGCTGCGGGAAAGTGAGACCCGACATATGTTCTCCTTAAATACCGCTCTGACGCTTTGTCCGAGCAGACATTGTGGCTTCGCCCTGGCCGGACAAACCGGCTAGCAGGCTCATGATGTCCATACCCTGGGGCTGCTGACTTGCGCCAGGCGGTGCGCCACCAGGTCCACCCTGCTGTCCTCCACCACCCATTAGGGCTGCCAGCGGGTCTTGGGGTGCAGCCCCTGCGGGCTGCTCCTTCGGCTTGAACACCTTCAACACGGCATCGGCAATCGGTGTACCCTTCTCGCGCTCCTTCATCAACTTGCTTATTTTCATGAGGGCATCGACTGGGTCACCGGCACCTTGCTGTGCCATCGGAAGGATGGACTGCATGTATGCCATCACTCCCTGCTTGAGTGCATCGTTGAATTGCTCCGTGTCGATCTGAACCTGAAGTTCAGCCACATCAAGCTCCATCGGTAGCTGACGCTGCACAAAGTCCCTAGACAGCAGCTGGTCACCGCGAAGCTGAAGCATTGCAACGATGGCTCGCGCTGGATCAGTTCCAGCAGCGAAACCGTAAGAGACATCAACGGTATAGCTACCAGCGATGTCCATGCTCGGTGTGTAGGTCTCCTCGAATGGAGTTCCCTGCACCACGCCACTTACCGTGCGGGCCTCGTTGGGCCACAGCTTCTCATCCATTTCAAAACATAGCGAGATGGCTCGCTGTAGAGCCTCCCTGCCGACCGACTGCCCCGTGCTGATGACAGTGTCGAAGCCGCCCATGAGCGCCTCGACACCCTTGCCGGTGATAATGGAAGCATTCATGCTGCCGGAGCGAGCCTCTGGGGATCGCATGGCTTGACGAGCTTCCATATCCAGAATGCCACCCTCCTGGGTGGCGAACTGTGGTACATCGCGCACAAGGTACTTGAGCTTGTCGGGATTGTCGGATCGAATGATCGCATCATCGCCGAACGTCATGTTGGTCGTAGTGCGGTCCACAACCAGCGGAGCACGCACAGCCTTCTCGGTAGCTTCTAGCCCAAGGAGGGCCATGCGAGCCTTCGCTAGCTGAACCCATACCGCATCATCAAACGCTCCCCGGATCTCCGAGTCGAAGCCAGGTCGCCTGGCGATGGCGACGTAAACCTTGCCGAGCGGATTGTCCATTCGCTCAACAATGGTGTCGCTGTGGGACGGCAGGTAGATGACTAGCTGATCGGCGTCACAGTACTTGGCGACTTCGATCTCTCGCTGTGCCCAGCCTTCATTGAGTCCTCCAGTCTCATTGGACTGGAGGATCCGCATGAGGGACGGATACTTGGCGACGAGGCGAATGGCCTCTTCTCGCCAAACCCTGGTGTAAGACCTGACTCGTCCCCAGAGATCAAACTCTGGGTAGGCACCCATCGGGTTTTCAACCCTGATACGAGGAACCTTGTCCTCGAAGTCCGGCTCAACGACATAAATGGACATGCCGTAAGAGTTGTAGTAGTCGAAGAACGTGACCTGCTTGCCAGCCTGAAGCTGGCTGTTCTGGACGTAGAAGTTGGCAATCTTCGTTCGCTTGGAAGCGAACTTCTTCGCCTTGTCTGTGGTCATCACGCCGCTAGCACAGTTGATGCTAGGCATCTGCCCCATGACTTCAGCTATGTCTCGGGCGGCAATGTCAATCATATTGGCCACGATTGGCCGGGGCCATGCATCAGGCATGGACCCCGGCATTACAGTGTCGATATCGCCGGAGCGAACATCATGCACGTCACGCTGACGCTGGTCCCGGTCCTGATCGGCACGGCGCAGTGCCTCGACTTTGCGAGCGATGTCTTCGATTGAGAGCGCCATGCGTCACTCCTCCTTTAAACCTGGGGGACCTTCAGCTTATCCCACGACGTCTTGCCGGGGTAGCCGTCAGCGTCAGAGCCGCTGTAACCTAGCTTACGCTGCCACCAGGCGTAAGCCTTGATGTCACCGCGTTCGAACGTAGCGGATGGACCAACCTGGTAGCCCTTGTAGCCTTCAGCTACAAGTCGCTTGCCCATCGCCAGGATGAGCGGGTGATCCTTGCCTAGCCGGAAGAAGCCAGCGCCAGGGAACGGCGCGTAGACCGGGCTGGGCTTAGGGGGCTCAGCAGGAGACTCGCTAGCGTAAGCCGGATCAGCCGAACGAATCCCTTCGGGAAACTTCGGATAGCCGTAGCCGTAAACGTAAGCATCTCGGCGTGCGCGCTTCTGCGCGTAAACGCCGTCCCCCTGAGGGGAACCACTCGTGTTGGTGTTACCTTCAATGGTGTAGATGTAAGTGTCGTCATAGTTGGCCACGATGCCGGTGTGCGTACCGCCACCGGAGCCGAAGAAGACCTGAGCGCCGATAGCCGGATATTCACTGAAGCGATCTCGCTCCTTGAACCAGCCCACGCCGTTGTAGCAAGATGCGGTGCTCGGGTAAAGCTCCGGAACTCCGGCCTGAAGCGCTACCCAGCTACAGAACGTCGCACACCAAGCCTGGTTCTGCGACCATTCAAGACCGGGGACTGCCGGACTGTACTTCTGGTGGTTGTTCCAGCCGTTCTCGCTGTCCCAACCTTCATGGTAACCTTCTTCGCCCTTGGCGATATCAATTACATGGCTGGCAGTGTTCATGCTACTCCTCAGAATCCAATGAACGTTCCCGCCCCAGAGCTCAGGGCCGCTTGCCCCATGTAGTCAAGGTCGATAGTCACGCTCTTGTTTTTATCCCTAGCCGATTGGTAGGGGTTCGGTTGATGGAAGAGGGTTCCGCCCTCACCCACCACTTCACGTGCGCGAATCTCTGCGAACCAGAGAGCCATCACGATGTCAGTCTTCTTCTTGGTTTTGACGCCTGGAGGCGTCGGCTCCCAGGTGGTGAGCTGTTCAACCATCATCTTGGTTGCTTCAGCGACCGCGCGATTGGGGAGATGAATCAGCTGCTTGCCATTCTCCCAGCCGTCAAAGAGACTGGACATGGAAGCAACGCCGAAGTCGGCATCCCACTTATTGTTGCCGGTGAAGTGCTCACGGAGCAGGCAGCCTCGCGAAGCCAGGAAGCTTCGCAGCTCTCGGTTCTGCGTGACCATCATGTTCATGGCGTTCTTCTCGATGCGCCACTCGTTCATGTTGTACTTGAGGGTCAGCTCTTTGATCTTGTCGAAGATCTCTTCAGGTCGAAGGCTGCCCTTAGTCCAGACATCGAGAACCCATCTATCTCCCGTAAATCGATCGACACCCATGACCACAGCTGCACTGTTTCCAGTGATGGCGGGGTCGAAGCCACCAACGACGTACAGTCCGTCCATTCCATTGGCTCGATGTCCCGGCGCTCCTCGTGTCATGGGGCCAGCTGCCCGCATCTTGTCCGTGGATCCCATGACGGCCGCCATCGGGAAGATGGCGTCCTCAACCATCGACTCCTGCATGTAGACGAGAGCCCAGTTACGTGGCGACATTGCAGCGCGGCGCTTTCGGAGCGCCTCGCCTGTCCACATAGGCCAGAGTCCATCCTCGTCCTGTTCGACTAGCTGTCGTCCAGCTAGCGAGACCGGCGGGCGGTTAGTGCGAGGCCACAGAGTGACCCAATCATCGGAGGAATCGGCGTACTCCAGTACCGCAGGCTGAGTGAGATAGGTCCAAGGCGAAGACTCCTCACCGTAGTAGTCGTCCTTGATGATCTCGCCGTAGAGATCCACTGGAGCGAGCCGTGTGCCGATGAGGAGGATCCGTCCACCCGGGTATGAGAGTCGGTTGTAAACTTCCCTCTGAAGCCAGTCCATTTGCTTTTCATACTCATGGGCGTTCTTTCCCGTTACGCAGTCGTCAAGGATGATGAGGTCGGCTCGGGAGCCGTAGATGTGACCACCAATACCGAGAGCCTGAACCGTGGGATCCTTCTCTCCGGAGTCACGAGTACTGGAGCTGATGTAGATGGAGTCGGCGGTCCATGCCGCCGCTCCCGCATCGAAGCCGCCATCCGGTGCGAAGTCAACCTGAAGCTTCTGATAGTTCCTGTTCTCTGAGGCCAGTCGATCCTTAATACCTCGGAGGAAGCGCTTGGCCATCTCCTGAGTCTGCGAGACAATGATGACTCGGATGTTCGGGTCTTGACAGATCCGATACGTCACATAGTTCATTGTGATCGTCGTCGACTTGGCGTGCTCCGGCGGAGTGTTAATCAGCAGGAACTCAGGCTCACCAGGGATGTAGTTCTGGTTGGGGTGAAGGTTGCGAGGCTCTCGGCCTTCCAGCAGATCCACCCACTGTAGATGATGGTTGAAGAGCTTGGTGTCAAGATACTCTTCGCACCACTGCTCGAACGGCAGGATGTTGTTGCGGTTCTCCTCCGACTGAGCGTCGGAGACAACCATGTTGCGGAGACGATCCGTCTCCTCCCGGAAGGATGGATCACTCTTCCGCATGTACTTGTACTGAGCCTCAGTTATACCAAGGTCCATACAAGCTTCCTTGATGGACTTGCCATTCTTGAGGTACTTGATAACGGTGGCCTTACGGTCCTTCTGGGAGATGTCCCGTCTACCAGGTCGAGTCTTACTGATGTGACCTGTCTCGACGTTCACGTAATGCCTGGCCATGTCTACCCCAATCTCGTTGGGGTAGCTACCCCTCTATGCAACTCAAACGCCGTGCGGCTCAAAAGCACGGTCACCGCCTTGAGGGCGGTTCCCTTGAACGGGGAATGATTCCCGAACTTGAGGGATGTCTGAAGAATGTCGGTCATTGTTTAATCTTGTTTAACAGCACCACCACCGCCCTTCAGGGGCGGTTGGTGAGTCTTGGCTAGTCTTGCAGGGCGTTGTCTCATTGCGACCGGCTTGCAGCCGGTTCTGTAGAAGAACCCCCCCATTCTATATATACCCATCCCTTAGCACTTCTAGGACAAGCTTTTTGTGTGATCTTGGTCACACTCTTCAGGACCCTTGCAAACACTGGCCTCCAAAGTCCACTGTGACGAACATCACAGTCATTTATGACAGATTTTAGAGGGGACTCACCCACCCCATCCCGTCGCGATTTAACAACCCCCGGGTCCACTTTGCCCCAAAATGTCCCACTTGCTCCACCTCATCCCGCTTGGCCAGTCCAGATCTGAACAGGTTCAACCAGGTGAGCCGGGGAACTGAACACGTTCAGCCTCGGGATCTGTACAGGTGTATAGGTGGCTTGGCCTGATGTCTACCATGTGTGGCTGGATTGTACAGTTCGTACAGGATTCTGCATGATTATGCGGCAGATTGTATAGGTATCCTACAGTTTGTACCACATATTGTACCAATGTGCGCTCATATGAGCGGGGGACAGTCCATCTGAGCATCATCTGAACGTAACAGGTGGTCATGGAGAGCGACCCTTACTACCCACCTGAGTGCCACCTGAGTGCACCTCTGCTCATGTGAGCATCCCTTCACGCGCGCACGTACATGTACACACATCCCACAGTTGGTGTGATCAAGCGCTTAGTACCAGATTGCATCCATGAAGCAAGGGATGATCATGGAGTTACAGATTTATCCACGGATGTTCAGGGATCTAGCCATGGATCTGGAGGCTTCAGGCCTCCATCCCCCTTCCATTCATCAGTTCAGTCACACTCAGCCACTTCACTCACTCTCCGTGCGGGAGCAAGCACTCACAGGCTCCGACCAGGCAGGACACTGCAAACTATGAGCAAGCATCGTTCCCAATGAAGGTTGCAGTGCAAAGATTGCGAACATGACCATGGTCGAGATGTCCACTCCAATAGCTCTGACCTGCAACTGTTGACCTGCCCCACTGCAAAGGTGCAATGTTCTATCTGTCAGCACAACCCGCCACAACGGGGGAAGCGCAGACAAGCAAAACGAAGGGCTTGACAAGGCTTGGACAGCTTGAGAAGCTCTTCTCGGCACCAAAACACCGGATCGGGTGCGTACGATCCCACCCCCTAAAGGGTGCGCTTCCTCAGCTAGATCGGGGTTGACACAGCACCATCCGGTCCGCTCCAATAGGGACCAGAACAAAGGCCGGAGCTAAGTCAGATACCTTCTGACTGATTCACCAGTAGCAACCACAGTGAGAGCATCTCTGCTCACTCTCGCCCTGAGGGCGAGTGCACCAGGTGATAGCAAAGTGACCGCTTGCACCTTGAGAACTAAACAGTGAAGCTGCGTAAGAGTTAAGCCACAGTCAGGGCCTGACCCCTTGAAGAGCTAAGGGCCACAGAGCTGCACTGCCACTCGCAAGAGTCAGCAGACACTCCAGCTGAAGATGAGACTGCATGGTTTCTTACGCCTACTCTTTCCTTCCTTGTTTGGGGGGCCGCTAGTGGGTAACGCCGTCAGTGGCTCCTCAGGGTGGTTAGCAGCCTCTCTAACGGCTTCACAGCCCCTCCTGGGGCTGGGGGTCACGGAGGGCCTGTTAGCCGCTCAGCGGGCCAGCTGCGGACGCAGTGGCTCGGGACAAGGGAGAGAGAATATGAGCAACATGCTCGTACCCAAAGTGGGATTCGCAGGCACCACGATCACTCATCTCCTCCCGAGAGAGTGGTCGGACTCCGGTGAGAACCGGACGGCTTGTGGCCTCAGGGCCACCGCCGTGGGCTATTACCAAATTGGTCACGCCGAGGTCAACTGCATGGACTGCGTCCGAATCCACCCTGGGGGCAAGTGATGGAAGACAACTTCTTCGAGTTCACCGTCAGCTTCTTCGACATCAACGGCGATCGGACTGAGGTCCAGGTCGCCAAGTTGGGCGGAGGGACAGTTGGCAAGAAGTACGAAGGATCCTGGGAGGTGCAGGTTGACGGCCCCTACGGTCTGAGTGACGTGATGGGATTCCGAAGCGGAACCCTTCACTCGCACTTCGATGTGGCTATGGAGACTCATGGCTGGTACCTCATGGACAATGGGGAGGCCTGATGTCTAAGTCGTCAATCGAGTTCAGTGACTCCTGGATGACCCCCTCTCCGGACCGCACTGGCCTGAAGAAGGTAGCCTCACCGGGCACCGAGCGCACAGAGCGCACTAAGGCAAAGTCTCCTCGACTCACCAAGGAGGTGAAGAAGGGGCTCGCACGAAGTGCGGTAACTGTGGTCAAGGTAGACAAGTTCAATGCCGAGGTCTGGCTCAAGGGCCGAGGCAAGCTTGTCGGCACCATTCGGCGAAGCAAGCTGGGTGGAATCAGCTACGGCTACCGCCTGATAGGTGACAACAAGATCAGCAGTGGGTTCCCCACTCAGGCTCAGTGCATCGAACGGATGCTCACAAAGGTCTAACGGTGACCACTCTTGGTCCACATCCCTGAGGATGTGGGCTTTGACGGCATCATCGTGCCGATCCCAGACAAGGGAGAGAGTATGAATCAGGAAATCAAAGCCCAGTGGCTCACCGCTCTCAGGAGCGGTGACTACGAGCAGGGGTATGGACACCTGAACGTCAAAAGCCTTGGCGGGGTTCCTCACTTCTGTTGCCTTGGCGTTCTCTGCGACCTGGCCGTTAAGGCTGGTGTTGTTGAGTCGTATGAGGAAGGCGCCTGGACCCTCTACGGCGAAAGCGGTGAAGGCGGAGGCCTTCCCCCTGAGGTTCAGAAATGGGCTGGCCTTAAGGTTGACGGTCAGCTTCCTGTCGCTGCGCCAGCCATGACCCATGAGATGGGGGAGACCTCGAGTCTCGTTTACTTCAATGACGCGGAGAATTACACCTTCACCCAGATCGCCGATCTGATCGAGGAGCACCACTGATGGACGGAACGGCAGTGATCGAAGCAGCCGTAGCTAAGGGTGTGGCTCTTCTCGACCGAGAGGTACCCAACTGGCGCTCTCAAGTAAACGCAGAGCTTCTCGTTATGCGGAGTTCCTCCTCATGCATCATCGGCCAGATCTTCGGTGGGATCCCCATCGGCTACTGGAAGGGGCTGGCCGCCCTGAAGCTGGCAAACAGCGAAATGCAGCTGCGCGACAGTAGGGACGGAGAGTACGTCGGCTACGCAGGCGATTATGGCTTCACCGCCTTCATCTCCGACGAGGCTTATGGAGAGGAATGGGCCTGGGACAAGCTTGAGGAGCTGTGGCGGGCCGAACTGCTGAGCAGGTAAGTCAGTGACTAGGCGGAGCGCCCACCTTTCGGGGTGGGCGTTGCGACGGCATCACTGCCGAATCGCAAAGCGATTTAAGGGAGAGAGAGAAATGAAGCCTGAGATCAAGGCTGCCTGGGTCGCTGCCCTCCGTTCCGGAGAGTACGAACAGGGAGATGGCAACCTCCAGAAGGAGGGCAAGTTCTGCTGCCTTGGCGTTCTCTGCGAGATCGCAGTCAAGCAGTTCGATCTTGACATTGACGTCAGGGCTGAGGGACTGTACTCCGAGGACGACTCCACAGTCGTCACTCTCTACAACGAGCAGTCCGCCTTCCTGCCCAGCGCAGTTCAGGACTGGGCAGGGATGGATGACAACGGTGGATACTTCGACCAGCCGGTCCATGTACTGGATGGTGAGATTGTCACCCCCACTCCCGCAATGTGGGGCCAGTATGGCCCGACCGAGGTGAGGACGCTCTACCTTCTGAACGACGGCGGGGTGTCGTTCGATGCGATTGCAAACGTGATCGAGGAGAAGTTCTGAGTGAATAGTATGAAGCTCACCTTCAGGGTGAGCTTCGTGCGGTCTACTCAGATCTAACAAGGGAGAGAGTATGTCTTACCGGAAGAAGAGTGACTGGGGCTGTCTTACCTGGTTTCTTCTGGCCTTCTCTATGTTGGCCTTGTTCATCTTGCTTATCGTGCTCGCTACCTCCCCTTCAGGGGGGAGGTAGCAGTCCTTGTTAGGCTAGGACCACTCTTACTGACCGTTCTAGGTTTCAGTCTAGCACACCTTGTCAAGTGTCCTGGTCAGAGCGTTGTGAGCTACATCTCATCCTCCGTTCAGCTTGCCTCCGGGCAAGCTTGCACTCGGACCAGTCAAGCCTGATCTTGTTAAACAATGGACGGCAGAGCCTGATCCTGTTAGTCTCGCTCCGGTCAAGACCACCAAGCCCCCTCAGGGGGGCTCTGGTGGCCCCTAGAAGCCCTGTTGAACCTTGACTGGCTAAGAGGGTCACGACTGAGATGGTAGGGGTTTACAGAGGCCTTCAGGGCCTCTGTACAGCCTGGCTTTTCTCAGCCAACAAGAACGGACAAGGGAGAGAGAAATGTCTGACATCTGTGAGCGTTCAGATTGCGCAAACTGTCAGCGAGTTGACCTTGAGGTGCTGGACAGGAACTCAACCAAGCTCGTCACTTACATCGGCGAGTACGTTGTGATCACTGTAGGCGCGCCCGAATTCGATGACATGCGCATCCGGATGCTGTGGAAGCTGGGTGCAGCTTCCCTCCCTGCTTACATCACGCTCGTCGGCTACCTCGGTAGCGACAAGGTGAGCATCGCCGAGTCCATCGAGCTGGTGGAAGAAGATGACTTTTACCGCTTCTGGATCCGTCACGACTCAGCGACGGCCATCCTGGATGAGCACAAGGGGGTGGTTGCGGCAATGAATGCCGGACTGGTAGATCTCCACCGCGGACGTGGTGAAGAGTTCTTCAATGAGCGTGACCTCAACGCTGAGCGCATGCAACAGGAAGCCATCGCGTCCCTTGAGGGGCGCATGGATGATCTCGACTAGGTCGTGAGGGTGATACATGGGCCGACTGGTCCGTGTGTCGCCTCCCCAACCTAGGGGACGCACAAGGGAGAGAGAAATGAACTTTCACACCATTGGTGAGCTGTCGGCTAAGGCGAAACTGTCCCCGACGGTGGTCAAGACGGCCCTCAAGGGCGTCTCTCCTGCCCTCTCAGTGGGCAAGGATGGCCGCTACAAGCTCTACACCGAACAGGCGCTGCTGGAGGCCCTGAAGGGCCGCTACAGCGATGTGCTGATGGCTATTGAGATCCTGGAGGAGGCCGAGCTCATCGAGATCGAAGCGAGTCAGGGCGATGAGAGCGACAACATCTAGCGGGTAATATGGAGCACGTCTGGCACGTGCTCCGTGTGGTTCGCTAGAACCAGAACATAAAGGGAGAGTAGAATGTTCGACATCAAGGACACAATCCTGGCCTGCGACGTCAGCGTTAAGGACATCGAGGATGACAGCGTTGAGGGATGCGAGCACTTTTACGTGTACTTCGACAATGGCTTTATCCTGTCCATTCTGCGCGGCGTTCACCCGACCTCGCTCAACGTGATGGGCAACCCCTCGACTGGAACGGCGGAGGGTGCCGTACTGAAGAACACCCTCTTCGGCGCAATGCCTTATGATGTCAAAAACAACCCCATTCGGGGGGACCTTGATTCGCAGGCTCTCGCGAAGCTCATTCGTGACATTAAGGAGCGCGACACGCTCGACCTGTATGAGCTCATCGGCGACCTTCCCGCCGAGTGGTCTTTTGACCGAGAGTAAACCACCTGAGTAGATATTCGTGTCTGGGCCTTAGGGCCCAGCACGGTCAAGGATGCACAGGTTTGCCTCAGAATAGGCATCCATAGCTGTAGTCGCGAGGCTGCACCCTCGCACAGGACTCTAAGGGGAGTCTACGCCCCGACGCTATGTGTTATTCGCCTGTGCATCCCTGTCCGTGTCACCACGGATACCAGAAGGAGAGAATCATGCACCTCACCCTCGCGAAGGCTCACGAGCTTATCAACGCTGCGGTCTCAGAAAAGGGAGCCGACTACGTTTACCCCGCGGCCAGCCCTGCGGGGTCCGGCATATGCACGTACGTCGATTACGTTTACGACCCTGAGACTGGCCAGGGCACTCCGATCAAGGGCTGCATCATTGGTCACGCCTTTCTGGGCGCATTCCCCGAGGTCAACATGAATGAGCTCGGGGAGGCGTTCGTCAATGAAGAGGGAGTCGATGAGTTCGTTGAATTCCTCATGACCAATGGCTACATCTGTGATTATGACCAGGATGCAGCTGATTACCTGAACCGCGTCCAGGTTTCCCAGGATGCAGCTCGCCCCTGGGGCGAGGCTAACGAGGCCGCTAAGCAGGGCCTGGGCTGGTCTAAGACCCAGGGTAGGTACACTGTGCACGTGCACGCTTAAAACGGACTCCACGGCCTTAGCCGTGGGTCCTCAAGTTCGCACAGGGAGTGACCTCTCTCCCCTCCCTGTGCGGGCCTGTGGACCCATGAAAGGAGGACCAGTCGATGGCGATTCCAAGCAGGAGTAAACAGATTGAGGCGGTAGCCAACTTCCTGTCCGATCCTCGCAACGACGAGAGGACGGCCGAGGAGCTGGCCAAGCTCGTGGTGGATGGAGTGTATGACCTGTGGGGTAAGACTCTGGAGGATCCTCCACTCACGCCCCATGTGGGCATGGCCTTCAAGGTGCCCTTCCTGTCCTCCGTTCAGTTTGTTGGGTGGGAGGGTGAAGAACACGGCAAGGAGAAGCTTTGGATAGTGAACGCGACTTCGGATTTCGGCTTCCTGACAACCCGTGGGTCAGATATATGGAAGCTTGCTGTCCCGAGCTCAGCGAAGGCTGGCGCGCCGGGTACAAATGCGGATGGCTGGATGCCGGGCCAGAGGCTTTCTCTCTCCCAGGGGCGGACTCACCTGAATATCTTGCAGGTTTCCTCCAAGGGCGTTCTTATGCGAAGCGAAAGCTCTCTGTCCTTGTGGGCAGAGAGCAACGCCAACATGAAGAAGTACTACAAGAAGGAGAAGTGAGCATGACTCAGATTGAAGTTGAATCCGAGTGGGCTGGCAAGTTGGGCGGGAATGCAGGCCACAAGGTCAAGGTGCGATATGTGACCGAGGTGGACGGCATCGAATACGTCACTTACGAGAAGATCATTCCGGGTCGACGTACGATTCTCGCCACGGTCGACTCGATAGCCTTTATCGGCTCCTTCGAGAAGAAGGATTCCTTCTTTGAGGTCGGCGGGACGTATCGCAGCCCGGGTTCCAGAGTCACTCTCTACGTGCAGGAAGTGTTCACGGTTAGCAATCCTATCCACCCTCGCGCCCGCAGGATGGCCCGCGCCGTTTTCATCAATGAAAACGGCAAGCGAT